AATCTTCGATTCCTCGGCTTTAATCTCAGTGATAATGTTTTTAATTGCACCATCAATTTCGACCATATTGAGAGTATATTTACCACTTTGCTCATACTCCAACTGCCACTTCAACTCCAAGGACCTTTTCTGTTTGTATAGGTCTTCGGTCATGACTAACCTCCTCATAGGTTATTCTACGGGTGTCTCTAAACATTCCCGTTGATTCCCACTTTATAGACTTTTCTCCTAGCTTGTCAAGGATTGATTTCTCTATAGATTCACGATTATCCTCTGCTAAAACTTCAAATTTAGCATGATAATCATAAGCCCATATATTAACTAGAAATTGTCGCATTTTTCTTTCTAAAATTAAATTGTGGCGGAACTATGTCCGCCACAAAATATATTTATTATGCTCCCGGTGATCCGAAAATACCTCTCCAGTCGGAGAACCCAAATGAGTATCTCTCTCTAGCTTTGTATCTTACGTTTCCAGTTGTAAAGTCGCCTTCCATAGCTGTTTTTAATGGTGCTCTCACAAAATGTTTAAGACCATTAGGTACATCTGTTTTAATGAACCAAGCATCTGTATCAGTTAAGTAATGATTCACGGCATAGCCTTGTGGAATCATTCCCATAGATACAACTGCATTGATATCATTATCAGCTGTTCCAACTCTTTGTGTTGACTTCATAAGTCTCTCTGCAGTAAATTGTAGCGCAGAAGGAACAATCATTTTCATTCCTTTAGCTGCAATTTTTAAACCTCTTTCATCTGTAAGAGCTGCAATGTCAATTAATGCTTGCTCCAAAGATGTTTCGTTAAGGTCTGCTGCTGTAGTTAACTCATTCTGTTCAGTTCCAGTAACGATAGGGTGATCAGTAGCTAAAAGCTCCTTACCATCTCCACCATTTGCTGTTCCGAACCCGTTGTTCAACACCTTAGCGGCTTTCACTTGTTTAGTGTTAGCCATTGATCTCGCTAAAGCTTTTGTATATCTAGACGCGAGTCTATCGTACAAATTATCCTCGATCGCTTCTTCAGTGATCGCGAACGCTAAAGCAAGCGTTTCATGTGTGTAACGAGCGGTGAAAGTTTCTTGAGCGTTGTCAAATGAAACTCCCGTTCCTTCTGCTTTGATTGGTGCATTTGCGAAACCAGATAACATTACTTCTTCTTCAAAAGCTCTGTCACTGTTTTCAGTGTCAAAAATCTCCGCATGTTCGTTAGCATAGTTTTTGTATTCCAAGCCGAATAGTGCATTCAAACCTGGCTCTAGTTCTTTTACTAGTTGTCCTCTTGATATAGCCATTTTTTATTCTCCTATTCTGCTATTATACGCCAGTTGCGGTCATATAGAAATGTTCGTTGATGATCACTTTAAAATTACAATTAGCGGCTGTTAAGTCGCTATTGTCAGGATCGTCCGAAATTCCGATGATTCGCAAATTAGCTGTAGTTGTTGATTGAGTGTCCGTCACTTCAGTTTTAGAAACAAAATGCGGAGTTACACCTGCGCCAACAGCAACGTCGGCGTTTGTGAAAACGTCTAGTTGTTGAGTTGCACCTGATGCATCCGATTGTACTTCATAAACTTGAAATGGGTCGTCTGTAACAAACGCTTTGATATCAGTAGCTGCGTTTGAAGCAACTAAGTGATTAGCAAAGGTTGGTTTATTTGTTGAAGAGTCAGTATAAAACACACCCTGACAAGAGCCCAAAAGAACTCCGTTATTAGTAGCTGCGCCTATGCCAACAGTTCCTGCTGCCAAAGTAATCATAAGATCGTTTTGAGCAAAAGCTCCTGCACAAGCTGCTACTTCATATTCAGTAGCTGCGTTATTATCTGCTGACTGTCCAATTTTGCCTAGGGGTTTTAATCCGAAAGCTGCGTCTTGGTTTGCCATATTATTTTCTCCTTTAGTGACCTGTCCTTACGGACTTCCAGTCACAATTAATTGAATTCGTTGGCAAAAATTACTAAAAAATTATTAGTCTTTTTTTGTACCACCGAAGGTTACACGGGTCTGTCTATCAATATCGATAGGCATTCCTGGGTGCTGTTCCTTCATAAGGTCGTCATCGATCGCGTCGTCTTTTTGTTGTGTAAGGTTATCAAAATACTCCTTACGCGATTTAACTAACTCTAAAGATATCCTAGCCAGCAATAGTCCGCCAACTCCGATCACTCCCTTGTACTTACCTGTATCAATCGCTGGATAATCTGTGTCAGGGTATTCATCAGCTCTCACTAATTCGTAACCTGATCTCAGCTTACCGGCCATGTTTTTTGTATCGTCAAAACCCATTGACTCGGCTCTTATCCACCTGTGATGATATCCATCTGGTGCAGGGGGTGCATCTAAAGATGATGGTGGAGTCCAAACTTGTTTTCTTACTTCTTTAACTCTAGTTTGACTCGCACGGGAAGCTTTTATTGTATCTTTTTGCATATGCTTATATCTCCTTCGTGATTATTTTTAATTGTTTCGCATAGTCTTCTAATGGCACTCCTAATTTTTTAGCAATTGCTACCTGCGATGAAGTGAGTCTCACAGTTTGGCGACCAGGTTTAACACTTCGCGTTGCTGACGCTACTGTTTGTGTAGGTCTGGTCGTTCCTTCCGATAGTTCTTTTCTACCAAATTTATGTGGGAAGTCAAGTCTCATTCGCTTGTCTATCTCAGAATAATATTCGTTAGAATGTGGGTCGAAGCCTTCTTGTTTAGTTAACTTCTCATGTAAGTCAAATGCTGTGTAAGTCATGGCATTATCTTTACCAAACCATTCATTTCTATCAGCCCATTCTTCTGCTTTTGGATCAGTAGGTGGTGCTTGAATTGCTTGGTTTAAAGATGGAGTTCTTACTTCCATTTCTTTAGTCTCAGAAAGTTTATTTTTAAGAGTATTAACTCTTACTTCTTCCATTCCAAGTCTACCAATCTCTTTTTGTGCATCAACTTCAGCATCTATATCACCTGCTTCTCTAGCTTTCACAAGCTGTGCTTTAGCAGCCGCTAGACCTGAAGTAACTCTGTTCTGAACCGCATTTACATAACTCGGCTCTAATTTAGAAACTTTTGTTTTTAATTGAGAAAGTTCTACTTGACCACCTCTAGCATATTCTAAAGCAGCTTCTTTTTGTCTTTCTGCTTCACGCCATTTTTTGGTTAGCTTTGCAATTCTTTTTTGAACGCCTTCGCTGTATTGTTCTAATTCTTCTTTTGGTTCTTCTTTTTTAGTTTCTTCTTTTACTTCTTCAACTTTTGGTTCTTCTGTTTTAGATTCTACTTTTGCTTCGTCAAGTTTTTCTTCACGTTCATTTTCATAAGTTTTATCTTGTTCGTTAGTAGTTTCTTCTTTTACTTCTTTTACTTTTTCTTCCTCTAATTCAACCTCTGCACCGGGACCCGATGTATCGATGTCAACTAGATCTTGTTTGTCATCTTCTGGCATAGTTATCTCCTTCTATGTTATACATTATGCAACACTGATTCAGGATCTTTTATAGTTCCTAAAACCTCGTCATCGTTTAATAAACGGACTTCTCCGCCTTCTATAGGTAATCTTGATCCTGCGTAACGAGCAAAAATCACCCAATCTCCTTTTTTACACCAAGGACCTGTTGGAAATTTTTCTTTATCATAATATGCTAAAGGTCCAACTTTTAAAACATAACCACAGTTTGTAGCTATCCTTAATTTCTCTAATGATTCTTGTGCAATAATAATTCCACCTTTAGTTTTCTCTCTTGGTGTAAAAGGTAAAACTAAAAGTCGCCAGCCGCTAGGTTCGGGTAGCTGGTCTTTTACGTTTTGTATATTGTCTGGATTCAAAGGTTCTTTTTCACCTTTGGCTTCGTCTAGGTATTTTTCAGAAAGTGCATTCCTATGTTTTGGAATTCCCTTTTCCGATGTCGATAACGTTTCCTTGCTCATCTTTTTGCTCCTTAGCTTTTAGCAGGTTAGAGATTTCCTGAAGCATATACTGATATGTACGTGCCTGTCCTAACATATAGTTGTATTTTTCCATATTGTCAACACCACCACTAATCATAGTATCCCCAATACGTTGAAGATTGTCTCTTAAAATTTTTTGTAATTTAGCAACGATAACTAAAGGGTCCATTATTTCCATCCTTTTTTAGTCAATTTAGGTCTGCCCTTTCTTACAAGCCCACCTTTCTTTTCTTCTAATCTTCCTAAAATTTTCTGTAACT